CGAATAGCACCGAATCATCACAGAAAGCGAATGCGCAGACCGCCGCGCGATGGATTGAACAAGGGCGAACCATCGCCCGGGATGAGGCTGTTAAAGATGCTCAAGCTAAAGCAACGAGCGCTGCCGTTACTTCTGCTGGCCTGTCTGCCTCTGTTAAGCAGTTGCAGCAACGAGCCAGAAAGCTCGCTACCCACCTGGACGCCGCAAAGCACACCGCAGATCTTGCCGCTACCGTCAGAAGCAAAACAGCCGGAGCCGATGCCGCAATGCTCGCCGACATGCTCGGAAGTCTTGCAGAAGAAGCTCGATATTATGCTGGGCGAGCTGATGAAAACTACCGGGCAGGAATGACGTGTGAGCGGATTTACGAGTCTGTGAGGGCAACGGACAACCATTATTGATTGTCGGAGAAAGCGTTTGTTTATTACGTGTTTAATCCAATGGCATATTAATTCAACGATCGGTGTGGCTAGTTCAACTAAGGCTGTAGCGAGCGGAATTATATCTGTTGTATACATTTTGGTCTCCTAATTTAAGTTTGAGTTGGTTGTTCTATAGTGCGGCCTTATTCAAACGGGTAATTGTCCAACGTGTTGGACAAGAGCTCCCTATAGTGAGTTGTTATCACTGATGACTGAGTTCGGTTGGGTGCTAAAGAACACCTAGGGGGTTAACTTCCCAATAGTGTGGGTTAATGCCTAAAGTGCAGCGAGGCCCGTTACATCGCTCTGTTGCTATATGGAGAGGGTATTCACTGTGCCCCCGAAGGATTTTAACGGGTCCTCCCGGCGGGGTGGCCCGCCACGGGGCGGCTGGCTCGCGGGAAACGGCTAGTTTTTCGGATCCTGGGTCATCATCATCATTCGCGCAGGTTATTGATCTCGTTAGAGGCGATTTCGTGCAGATGTCGAATCGTTCAAAAAGTGTTCACCATCATGGACCAGGAAATTGCCGCTTTAAAACTGAACATCAACCAGCTGGCAGGGATAACCGGTGTGCATCGGCAGACGGTTGCCACAAGGCTAAAAAATGTTGAACCGGCACAAGGTAGTAACAGCAAATTAAAGCTCTATCTTGTCACCGACATTCTTACCGAACTGATGATCCCCGCTGTTTCCGCCAACATCGATGATATGCCTCCGTCGGACCGCCTTTCCCACTGGAAAGCAGAAAATGAACGGCTGAAATTTGAGGTTGATACAAAGCAACTTATTCCGGCAGAAGATGTTGCCAGAGAATTTTCACTGATGGCGAAAGCTGTCGTCATGGTACTTGAAACTCTCCCGGACATTCTTGAACGTGACTGCGCACTGACGCCGGTTGCGGTATCTCGTGTGCAAAGCGTGATTGATGACTTGCGCGATCAGGTCGCGCAAAAAGTGATGGACGCCGAACCAGAGGAGGAAGAGCCAGAGGAGGACTGATGGCTAAACGGGCATCTGCCAGGGGGATCCGCCGGGATGTCTCCGGTATTTTACGTGCCCCGCGTCGTATACAGGTAGCCGACGCGGTCAGCTCATATATGCGAGTGCCAATGGGGGCGGGTAACTCCGTTCCATGGGATCCAGATTTGGCCCCGTACATTATTGAGCCGATGAACTGCCTTGCATCCAGAGAATATGATGCTGTGGTGTTTGTCGGGCCAGCCCGAACAGGGAAAACCATTGGTCTTATCGATGGCTGGATTGTTTACAACATCGTCTGTGATCCTGCTGATATGTTGGTAATCCAGGTTTCAGAGGAAAAGGCGCGTGAGCATTCCAAGAAACGTCTCGACCGCACATTCCGCTGCAGCCCGGAAGTGAAATCGCGACTAAGTCCGCGGAGAAATGATAATAACGTCCACGATCGTACATTCCGGGCCGGGAACTATCTAAAGCTCGGCTGGCCGTCGGTCAATATCATGTCATCGTCAGATTATAAGAGTGTGGCGTTAACCGATTACGATCGCTTCCCGGAAGATATCGACGGTGAAGGTGATGCGTTTTCCCTCGGCTCAAAACGTACCACTACCTTTATGTCCAGCGGGATGACGTTGGTTGAAAGCTCACCCGGTCGTGATGTTCGTGATACTAAATGGCGGGCATCTTCTGCACATGAAGCCCCGCCAACAACTGGAATACTGTCGCTCTTTAATCGTGGCGACCGCCGCCGGCTTTACTGGCCATGCCCTCATTGCGGGGAGTATTTCCAGCCAGAAGTCGCGAACATGACAGGGTACCGGGATTTACCAGATCCTGTTCTGGCAAGTGAGTCAGCGTATCTTCAGTGTCCTTCATGCAAAGGCAGGATTACGCCTGATATGAAGCGCGAACTGAATATTCGTCATGCCTGGCTGCGAGACGGGGAAAAAATAGACCGGGATGGCAATCGATACGGTGAGCCTCGGCGCTCGCGAATTGCCTCGTTTTGGATGGAAGGCCCAGCAGCTGCATACCAGACCTGGGCGCAAATGATGTACAAGTTCCTGACTGCCGAGCAGGAATATGAAGCCACTCAGAGTGAAGAGACGCTGAAAACGGTAGTTAATACCGACTTTGGACGTCCCTATCTGCCCCGTGCCAGCCTGGAACAGCGGAAAAGTGAACTGCTTGAGCAGCGCGCAGAGGATGTGCCAAAGCGCGCGGTTCCCGATGGCGTCTTATTTATTACAGCAACGGTCGATGTTCAGGGTGGTAAATCACGACGTTTCGTTGTTCAGATTATTGGCTACGGCGCACAGGGTGAGCGTTGGATAGTTGATCGCTACAACCTCCGACAGTCATTAAGGGCTGATGAGCACGGGGAATGCTATCCCATTGATCCAGCCAGCTATCCCGAAGACTGGGATTTACTATTGTCAGATGTATTTGATAAGTCGTGGGTTCTGGCAAGTGATCCGTCTAAGCGCATGCGGTTAATGGCAATGGCTGTGGACTCAGGTGGGGAAGATGGTGTGACCGACAACGCCTATAAATTCTGGCGCCGGTGCCGTCGTGACGGGCTAGGTAAAAAGATTTTTCTCTTCAAAGGTGATGGCGTCCGCCGTTCAAAACTCATCATGCGCACTTTCCCGGACAATACCGACAGGTCAACCCGTCGGGCAAAAGCCGCTGGTGATGTGCCGCTTTTTCTTCTCCAGACTGATGCACTAAAGGACCAGGTCAATAACGCCTTATGGCGTGATTCTCCAGGGCCGAACTATGTGCATTTCCCTAAATGGTTGGGTAGCTGGTTTTACGATGAATTGACCTATGAGGAGCGATCGACCGATGGCAAATGGAGTAAGCCGGGACGTGGCGCAAACGAAGCGTTTGACCTTCTGGTCTATGCAGATGCGCTCGCCATCCTCCACGGCTACGAGAAAATTAAATGGCCCGATGCTCCTGAGTGGGCGCGGCGGGAAACGTGGCTGGAGAACGCGCCGACGGAAGCTGGCGAAGCGGCATCCCAGAAACCTGAGCCTGTACCAACGAAAACCCGGAAGCGGAAAAAGCCCGTAACCGATGATGATAATCCCTGGATAAGTTCAGTAGGAGGGTGGTTGTGAGTCAAAGTACGATTGAAACGATGATCCAGCGTTACACAGAAGCAGAAATGGCAGTGCTGGAAGGCAAAACCATCCGCTTTAATGGGCAGGAAATGACGATGGAAAACCTCTCCGAGATCCGTAAAGGTCGGCAGGAGTGGGAACGCCGCCTCGCTTCCCTTATTTCGCAGCGTCGTGGGCGACCCGGCTACCGACTGGCGAGGTTTCCATGAGCCTCTTAGATGATGCGATTGGTGTTTTATCCCCCGGATGGAAGGCTGCCCGATTGCAGGCGCGCGCGAAAATCAGGGCGTATGAGGCTGTGACCCCGACCCGAACCCACAAAGGCCGCCGTGAGAATCGCTCCGCCGACCAGCTAAGTAATATGGGGGCTGTTTCATTGCGGGAGCAGGCCCGGTGGCTTGATAACAACCACGATCTTGTGATTGGGGTATTCGACAAGCTGGAAGAGCGGGTGGTTGGTAAGGCCGGAATTATTGTCGAACCGCACCCGAAAATGACTAACGGGAAAATAGCCAAAAAGCTGGCCGATCAGATTCGTAGCAAATGGGCTGAGTGGTCTGTCAGGCCCGATGTAACAAACCAGTTTACCCGTCCGATGCTTGAGCGTCTGATGCTGCGTACCTGGTTGCGGGACGGAGAAGTGTTTGCTCAGCTTGTCAGCGGAACGGGGAATGGGCTGACGCCAGCCGCCGGGATACCTTTCTGGCTTGAAGCGCTTGAGCCTGATTTCATCCCCATGAACAGCGACGCGGCGCGCCAGCTCAATCAGGGTGTTTTTGTCGATAACTGGGGCAGGCCAAGGAAATTTCAGGTTTATAAAAGCCTGCCTGTATCAGGTCGGCAGTTTGATACGAAAGAGATCGATGCGGAAAACATGCTGCATCTGAAATTCGTCCGTCGCCTGCACCAGACCCGAGGTGTGTCGATGCTATCAGGTGTTCTGATGCGTCTTAGCGCACTAAAAGAGTATGAAGATGCAGAACTCACCGCCGCGCGTATTGCTGCCGCGTTGGGGATGTATATCAAAAAAGGCGATGGCCAGAGTCTGGAGGACAACAATAGTTCATCAGATGATGACCGTGAACTGATGATTCAGCCCGGGATCATCTACGACGATCTAAAGCCGGGTGAAGATATCGGCATGGTGAAATCTGACCGGCCAAATCCCAACCTTGAAACTTTCCGCAATGGGCAACTTCGAGCTGTCGCCGCAGGCAGTCGGCTCAGCTTCTCGAGTACCTCCCGAAACTACAACGGCACCTACAGCGCGCAGCGGCAGGAGCTGGTTGAATCCACAGACGGTTACCTCATTTTGCAGGACTGGTTTATTGGCGCGGTAACCCGGCCAATGTATCGCGCCTGGCTGAAAATGGCGGTAGCCGCTGGCGAGATCCAATTACCCCGCGGTGTCGACATGGATTCGCTGTATTCGGCGGTGTATTCCGGTCCTGTCATGCCGTGGATCGACCCGGTTAAGGAGGCTAATGCCTGGAAAGCTCAAATCCGGGGTGGTGCCGCGACGGAATCTGACTGGGTACGCGCCAGCGGTCGCAACCCGAACGATGTCAAAGCGCGCCGTAAGGCTGAGATTGACGAAAACAAAGAGATGGGCCTGGTGTTTGATACCGACCCTGCTAACGACAAAGGAGGCACCAGTGCCGAAGCCAAAGAACCGGGCGCACCGCCGTCCGAAAGCCAGCGCAAAAAGTAATTCGTGGTTCCGCATGCAGGCCAGTGCCGATAACGAAGCAGATATCTATATCTACGACGAAATTGGCTACTGGGGCGTGACGGCGCGTCAGTTTGTGAATGACCTGAAGGCGCTGGGCGATGTAACCCATATTAACCTTCATATCAATTCGCCCGGTGGCGATGTCTTTGATGGCATCTCCATTTTTAATGCCCTGAAATTCCACGGTGCCGCGATTACCGTTCATATCGACGGGCTGGCGGCATCAATGGCATCGGTGATCGCCATGGTGGGGAATCCGGTGATCATGCCGGAAAATACCATGATGATGATCCACAAGCCCTGGGGATTCTCCGGTGGTGACGCGAACGATATGCGCGACTACGCCGATTTGCTGGATAAAGTTGAATCCGTCCTGATCCCCGCATATGCGGAGAAAACCGGTAAATCAACCGAAGAGATCGCCGCCATGCTGGAAGATGAAACCTGGATGGATGGTAAAAAGTGCCTCGAGCTGGGCTTTGCTGACCAGGTCACGACTTCTCTGCAGGCGATGGCCTGTATTCAATCAAAACGTATTGAGGATTTTGAAAAGATGCCAAAAAGCATTCGTAATATGGTCACCCCGCCACGCAACACCGCTCAGCGTGACCCACAACCGCAGGTGCCAGCGCCTGCTGCTGGTGCAGATGAAGCAACTATTCGCGCCCAGGTGCTCGCCGAGCAAAAGAACCGTGTAAACGCAATTAACGATCTCTTTGCAATGTTCGGCGGCAAGCATCATGAGCTGCAGAATAAATGTATTGCGGATCTGGAATGCACCGTTGCACAGGCAAAAGATGATCTGCTGGCTGCTCTGGGCAAAACGGCGACCCCGTCGAATAAAACCAATGATGCGCACATTTACGCTGGTAACGGTAACTTTGTCGGTGATGGTGTCCGTCAGGCGCTGATGGCGCGTGCAGGTTTTGAAAGCATGGAGCGAGACAACGTCTACAACGGCATGACACTGCGTGAGTATGCGCGTATGGCGCTGACCGAACGCGGTATCGGTGTATCCAGCTATAACCCGATGCAGATGGTCGGCATGGCGCTGACGCACAGCACCTCGGACTTCGGTAATATCCTGCTGGATGTTGCCAACAAAGCGCTGCTGCAGGGATGGGAAGAGGCAGCAGAAACCTTTGAGCAGTGGACCAAAAAAGGCCAGTTGTCAGACTTTAAAACGGCGCATCGCGTCGGTCTGGGTGGCTTCCCATCTCTGCGTCAGGTTCGCGAAGGGGCTGAATATAAGCATGTGACCACCAAAGATAAAGGTGAAAGCATCGCGCTGGCCACCTACGGGGAAATCTTCTCCATTACCCGCCAGGCGATTATCAACGATGATCTAAACCAGCTGACGGATGTCCCTATGAAAATGGGCCGTGCGGCAAAAGGGACGATCGGCGATCTGGTCTACGCCGTCCTGACCGATAACATTAAATTGTCCGATGGTAAGGCGCTGTTCCATGCTGATCACGCCAACCTGTCTGCGGGTGCCATTTCTGTTGGCAGCCTTGATGATGCGCGCAAGATGATGCGCCTGCAGAAAGAGGGTGAACGCTTCCTGAACATTCGCCCGGCTTATATGCTGGTGCCGGTGGCACTCGAAACCCTGGCGAACCAGACGATTAAGTCCGCCAGTGTGAAAGGGGCAGATATCAACTCCGGTATTAATAACCCGATTCAGAACTTTGCCGAGGTCATTGCTGAACCGCGTCTGGATGCTAAAGATAGCAATGCCTGGTATCTGGCTGCAACGAAAGGATCCGATACCATCGAAGTGGCTTATCTGAACGGCGTTGATACTCCGTATATCGACCAGCAGGAAGGTTTCTCGACTGACGGCATCGCGACCAAAGTGCGCATCGATGCCGGTGTTTCCCCTCTGGATTACCGCGGCCTGGCGAAATCAACCGGGAAATAATCCCCTTCAACAAAGCATTACATCCTTAGCCCATCAGGGCTTTTTTTATATCTGAATTCGGCTCCGTGAGGGGCCGGATGGAGACTGAATTTATGGCGAAGAATTTTGTACAACCTGGCAAAACCATTGTGATTGCCAATGCGGGTGGCGCTGCAATCCTGAGCGGTTCGCCGGTGCTGGTGGGGAAATTGCTGGCGGTGGCCATTACGGATATTGAGGCAGGCCAGGTGGGAGACGGTTTTGCCGAAGGTGTTTTCCTGCTGCCTAAGCTATCAACCGACGCTATTACCATTGGTGCGCAGGTTCATATCAAAGACGGTGAGGTGCAACTCGATGCGACTGATGCCGATCTGGCTGGAGTTGCCTGGGAAGATGCTGGCGCGGGTTCCTCTACTGTAGCCGTAAAAATCAATGCCTAACCCCTTTGAAAAACTGGCCAGCCGCATGGACGCGGCCACGGTTAATAAAATGGGCAAACCGGCGACCATTAACGATATCCCCATGATTGTTGTTCCGGCGGAGTCGCTGGAGGAAATGGGGCCATTGGCAGGAACCGGGCGAGCGCTGGTGGTTTTTACTGCCGGATATCGGCCGCACCGTGGTGATGTGGTTGTTTTCGAGGGTGAGGAGTTTCGTCTTACCCGCCATGAGCGATTTAACGGTAAGCCGCGCATCTTTATTGAATAGGAGGTGGCATGTCGGTTAAAGGGCTTGAAAGGGCTATCCAGAACCTGAATAGCCTGAGTCGATTGATAGTCCCTGATGCCACCGCTAAAGCACTTAACCGCGTCGCGGGGAGGACTATCAGCCAGGGCAGCAAAAAGGTCGCCAAAGAGGCCACAGTTGACGATAACCGGAAAAAAGGGCTCCCGGTCAGGCTGGTCAGGCAGCGTTCGCGGCTGCGCAAGGCCAGCCATAACAGGCTTGTGGCTTCTATCAAAATCAACCGGGGTAATTTACCTGCGATCAAGTTAGGTACAGCCCATGTACGGCTTGCCCGGCGTAAAGGCGCAAAACATGGTCAGGGAAGTGTGCTGAAAGTCGGGCCGTATACCTTCCGTAATGCATTTCTTCAGCAACTGAGCAACGGGCGATGGCAGGTGATGCGGCGTGTCGGAAAGGCGCGCTACCCGGTACCGCTCCTTTATGGCCGCAGGCGGATAGGCGGAGCGATTATTTCTGCCGGAATTTATGTCGGAGATCAGCAGTAAAAATAAACCTTTCATTCAGGCCACCTTTGGGTGGCTTTTTTTATGGGCGTAATATGGCAACAGCAACCGCAATAAGGGGACGCAAGGGCGGCAGTTCAAGTTCCCGAACCCCTACCGAACAGCCTGATGATCTGCAATCTGTAGCGAAGGCAAAAATCCTCATTGCGCTTGGTGAAGGGGAGTTTGCAGGGCACCTCACCGGCAAAGATATCTACCTGGACGGAACAGCCCTGGAGAATGCTGACGGCTCCCAAAACTTCAGCGGCGTAACGTGGGAGTTTCGCGCGGGAACGCAGGCGCAAAAATATATTCAGGGTATTCCCGGTACCGAAAACGAAATCAGCGTGGGGACTGAAGTTTCCAGTGCTACCGCCTGGACCCGCACGTTTACCAATACGCAGCTTTCAGCAGTTCGCCTGCGTCTGAAATGGCCCTCGCTTTTTAAACAGGAGGACGACGGAGATCTGGTTGGTTACTCGGTCAATTATGCGATTGACCTGCAGACGGACGGCGGCACATGGCAGACGGTACTCAATACCAGTGTTACCGGCAAAACGACGTCAGGTTATGAGCGCAGCCACCGTATCGATTTACCGCAGGCTGGCAGCACTTGGACAATCAGACTGCGTAAGATTACTTCTGATGCGAACAGCGCGAAGATCGGCGACATGATGACGCTGCAGAGCTTCACTGAGGTGATTGACGCGAAGTTACGCTACACAAACACAGCGCTGCTCTACATCGAATTCGACTCCAGCCAGTTCAATGGCTCTATTCCGCAGATCTCCTGTGAGCCCCGCGGGCGTGTTATTCGTGTTCCAGATACTTACGACCCTGAAACCCGCGCTTATAGCGGGACATGGACCGGGGCGTTTAAGTGGGCATGGACGGATAACCCTGCGTGGATATTTTACGATCTGGTTGTTTCTGACCGGTTCGGCCTCGGTCACCGCCTGACTGCTGCGAATATCGATAAATGGACGCTTTATCAGGTTGCGCAATATTGCGATCAAATGGTGCCAGACGGTAAAGGGGGAAACGGTACCGAACCACGTTATACCTGCAACGTGTACATTCAGGAGCGGAACGACGCTTACACCGTCCTGCGTGATTTTGCTGCAATCTTCCGTGGCATGACTTACTGGGGCGGCGATCAGATCGTGGCCCTGGCTGATATGCCGCGCGATGTGGATTACAGCTATACGCGCGCGAACGTTGTTGGCGGTCGCTTCACTTACTCGAGTAGCACCACGAAAAGCCGCTATACCACAGCGCTGGTTTCATGGTCCGATCCCGGAAACGCTTACGCGGACGCGATGGAACCGGTTTTTGAGCAAGCGCTGGTGGCGCGGTACGGCTTCAATCAGCTGGAAATGACAGCCATCGGCTGCACCAGGCAGTCAGAAGCGAACCGAAAGGGGCGCTGGGGTATTCTCACCAACAACAAGGATCGCATTGTTTCGTTTGATGTCGGGCTGGACGGAAACATTCCCCAGCCGGGGTACATCATCGCCGTGGCAGACGAGTTGCTTTCCGGAAAAGTTATGGGCGGGCGTATCAGCGCCGTTAACGGTCGCGTTATCAAACTTGACCGAATTGCAGATGCAGCCCCGGGTGATCGCCTCATACTCAACCTTCCCTCCGGAGCGTCACAGAGCAGGACCATTCAGGCAGTGAACGGGGAATCAATCACCGTCACCACCGTATATAGCGAGACGCCACAGGCCGAAGCTGTTTGGGTAGTTGAATCGGACGAGCTCTACGCGCAGCAGTATCGTGTTGTTAGCGTCTCCGATAACGATGATGGTACTTTCTCGATTACCGGCGCATGGCACGACCCGGATAAATACGACCGTATTGATACCGGAGCCATCATTGATCAGCGGCCGGTGAGCGTTATCCCACCGGGTAACCAGTCGCCGCCTGCCAGCATCGTGATCAGCTCGTTTTCCGTGGTTCAGCAAAATATCAGCATCGAAACGATGCGCGTGAGCTGGGACCAGGCGCAGAACGCTATCGCCTATGAGGCACAGTGGCGCCGTAACGACGGGAACTGGGTTAACGTGCCGCGCAGCTCTACCACCTCATTCGATGTACCGGGGATTTATGCCGGGCGTTATCTGGTCAGGGTACGTGCTATTAACGCAGCGGAAATTTCATCCGGCTGGGGATATTCGGAAGAGGCGACACTGACCGGCAAAGTGGGGAATCCGCCGAAGCCAGTTGGATTCGCTGCGACCGGGATTAACTGGGGCATCCGTCTGAACTGGGGATTTCCGGCTAATACCGCCGATACACTCAAAACTGAAATTCAGTACACCGCGAACGCTGACCACTCCAACCCGCTCCTGTTGTCTGATGTTCCGTATCCGCAGTCCGAATATGTCCAGCTGGGTCTTAAAGCTGGGCAGGAGTTCTGGTACCGCGCGCAGCTCGTCGATAAATCGGGGAATGAATCTGGCTGGATGGACTGGTTGCGAGGGATGGCTAACGATAATGCGGATGACTATCTGGGAGATATTGCCGGCGATTTTCTGACATCAGAAGATGGTGACCGCCTGACGAGCGACATTGATACCAACCTTGAAGGCATTATGCAGAACGCTCTGGCGAACCATGGAACCGTTGAG